AAGCAGAGTTTCAGGCACTTGCATTAAGTGAGCAATTTGGCGAAACAGATGAAAGAGTTATTGCGTTAAGAAAAGAAATTGGTACATTAAAAGATACCATATCAGATTCCGCAACAGCTACAAAAAACTATGCAGGTGCATCTGCGGTATTTCCTGCCATTGCTAAAAGTGTTCAAGGTATAGCATCTGGATTTGCTGCAGCACAAGGTGCAATCAATCTTTTTGGTGGAGAAGCTAAGAATGTAGAAAAGGCTTTATTGAAAGTACAATCTGCAATGGCTTTATCACAAGGTCTCGGTGATTTGCTTGAAGCAAAGGATTCATTTGTAAACCTTGCAGGTGTAATAAAAGGAAGTGTCATTAGTGCATTCAATACTTTAAAGACTGCAATAAGTGGAACAGGTATTTTAGCATTGGCAGTTGGTGTTGGTTTATTGATATCCAATTTTGATAAAGTTAAAAAGGCGGTATTAGATTTTATACCGGGATTAAGCAAGGTAGCTGATTTCTTTGGAAATTTAGTTAATACAATAACTGATTTTGTAGGTATTACAAGTGAGGCAGAAAGACAACTTGAAAAACTGCAAAAAACAACTGAAAGAGGAAATGAAACTATACAAGCAAGAATAAAAATATTACAAGCACAAGGTGGAAAAGAAAAAGAGATTTATGCAGAAAGTCAAAAATTAATAGAAAATGAATTAAATGTTTTAAGGCAATCTTTAAAAGTAAAAGGAGAATTAACTGATGAAGAAGCTAAAAAATTTAGAGAACTTAAAAATGAACAAGAATTTCTAAGGGTAACTGAAGCAAGAAGAATAGAAGAAGAAAATAAAAAACAAGCAGAAGATAGAAAAAAGCAATACGAAGAGCAACAAAGACTTGCAAAAGAAAATAGAGAAAAAGAACTAAGGGCAGAAGAAGAATATCAAAAGCAAGAAAAAGAAAATGCTGATAGAAGAAGAAGAGATTTGCAAAATATTCAAGATGAAATTGATAAAGAAAAAGAGAAAAAGGCTGAACAGGATGCTAAAAATGATGAGGCTTTTTTAGAAAGATTAAATAAAAGAGGAGAGGCTACTTTAAAACAGGCTCAACTAATAAAAACAGAAGGAGAAATCACGGTTGCAACAGAAGAGCAAAAACAAAGTGCATATCAAGCAACAGGAGATGCATTTGGTGCATTGTCAGAATTAGTTGGTAGGCAAACTGCAGCAGGTAAAGCATTAGCTATAGGACAGGCTTTGATTAATACTTATCTTGGTGTTACAGAGGTATTGAGAAATAAAACGACAATACCAGAGCCATTTGGAACAATACAAAAGGTTGCGTCTGTTGCAACTATTCTTGCATCTGGTATTAGTGCAGTTAGTAGAATAAAACAAACGCAAATACCTGGTGCAGGTGGCGGTGGTGGAAGTGTGCCATCTATTTCAGCAGCAGCACCAATGCAACCACAAGCAGCACAAGCACAATTAACACAATTAAATGCAGCATCAATAAATGCACTTGGCAATCAGGCTATAAAAGCCTATGTAGTCGAAACAGATGTTACGACTAATCAACAGAGAATCAAGGCAATACAACAAAGAGCAAGATTTGATTGATAAATATAAAAAAAATAAACATTTATAGTTATGGAATTACCTATTTATGAATTAATGATTAATGAAGATATGCAAGATGATGCGGAAGTATCATTCATTGCATTAGTAGATAAACCAGCAATACAAAGAAATTGGAATGCGTTTAAAGAAAATGTTAAGTTTCAAATCGTTTCTGAAGATAAGCAAATTATTAGTGGTCCTGCTATGTTGGCTGATACTCCTATTTATCGCAATGATATTCATAATGGGGAGTATTATGTGGTATTCTCTAAAGACACTATTTACAAAATTGTTAAAAAGTGGTTCAGGAAAGGATATCAAAGTAACTTTAATTTAATGCACGATTCAGAGCAACAAGTAGACGGAGTAACTATGTTTGAATCATTTATTTCAGATAAAGAAAGAGGTATACAACCTATGAAAGGATTTGAAGATGCACCTGATGGTAGTTGGTTTGTTAGTCTTTCAGTAGATAATGAAGATGTATGGACAGATATTAAAGAAGGAAAGTTTAAAGGATTATCTGTTGAAGGTTTATTTGAATATGGAAACATAAAATCAAAGAAAAAGGATACAGAAATAATGCAAAAAATATTAGAAATATTAAGTGAAGTAGATTTTGGCGGTCCGGGTTCGGGTAGAAAACCTGAAGGTGGTACGACAGATGATTCTAATGGCGGTAATTTACAAAATATTGGCAATAATATTAATAATGGAAACTTTCCAAGCGAAGATGAATTAGATAAACTATCTGAAACAAATCCTAAAGCTGAATTAGTAATTCGAGAAATGATAAATTGGAAAAATGGAATCTATAATCCAAATTATACTTTGAATGATGAAACTAAACAAATCTTTGATAAATTAAAAACTAAAAAAGATTATCCATTATATAGAATTGACCCAACATTAGATTTGAAAAATATTACAATTGGTAATGAAATTAAATTTGATAATAAACCAACATATGTTTCAAGCAACAAAGATTTTGTTAAAAGTATGGGTTCTTTAGGTAATAAAAATAAACCTATTTTAATTTTTGATAAAGGTACAAAATCTTTAAATCTTAATAAAGGAGATAATCGTGGTGAAGAATTAATTAGAGGTACATATAAGGTAAAAGAAATTAAGGGTAACGAAATATACATTTCAGAAAATTAGTAAGGTTAAGTGATAAATATTAACAACAATAAACATTTACATTTATGAATCCAAAAGAAGCAATTTTGAAAATTAAGGCACTATTTGAAGATATGCCTGTAGAAGCACCTAAAGAGGAGCCAAAAGAAACTAAAGTTGAAATGGCTGAATATACTTTACAAGATGGCACTAAGGTACAATGTACAGAACTTGCTATTGGTGGAGTAGTTACTTTGGAAGATGGTAGTTTTGCACCAATGGGTGAACATACACTTGCTGATGGTACAAGTATACAACTTGATGACAAAGGAGAAATTATAGAAATTTCTTCTCCTGAAGAAGATTTGGTACCTGTAGAAGAATCACCTGAAGAAATGGGTAAGAAGTATGACAAAAAAATTGAAGAAATGAATGCTGCTTATGATGCTAAAATTAATGAAATAATGGAAGCAAATAAGTTGTTGCAGGATAAAGTAAACGAATTGGAAGCAAAAAATAAAGAAGGTTTTAGTTTGGTAGTTTCAATGTTGGAAGAATTTTCAAAAGTTCCAACTGCTGACCCTATCGAAGCACCAAAATCCTTCAAATTTGAGCAAACAAAAGACATTAAGTTTGATAGACTTAATAAATATAGAAACGCAATTTTAAACAATAAAAATTAAATAAAATGGCATTTAGCGTAGGTACACTCGCAGATTACACTAAGGAGAACGAAGCATTGCTCGTTACTAACTCCGTATTGGGTGCAAAAACTGCACAACTTATTAAATCTCAAGGTAATGTAATGGTAGGTGTTAAGTCATCTGAAACTATTAACATTATGGACACAGATGCATTCTTTCAAGCAGGTGGTTCTTGCGGATTCAATGCTTCTGGCACAACATCTTTCACACAACGTCCTGTTGTAGTTGGTAAGATTAAAGTAAACGAAGCTCTTTGCCCTAAGGCATTAGAAGCTAAATATCTTCAGAAGGCATTGCCTACAGGAAGTATGTATGATAGCATTCCTTTCGAGCAAGAATACTCTGATAAGAAAGCTAAAGTTATCGCTTCACAACTTGAAACTGCTATCTGGCAAGGTTCATTGTTGAGTGCTGATGGTAACTTGAATAAGTTTAAAGGATTTATTAGGCATTCACTTGAGGCTTCTGCTTCAATCATTGCTGCTAACACTTCAACTTATATCTCTGGTGGTCCAGTTGCTTCAATTACTTCTGCAAACGTAATTGCAGTATTTGATGCAGTTTACTTGG